AATATACGATGACGACAACAAAGTGGTACGCATACACGACCGAAAACTTGATGCTTTGGAGGACATTATCGAAAGCATGAACGGCAGACCGCTGTTAGTAGCGTATTGGTTCAAGCACGACTTTGACCGTATTGCAGAAAGGCTGTCGGAACTGAAAGTGCCGTTTTCTAAACTCAATACAGACGAGAGTATCGTGAAGTGGAACAGCGGCGAAATACCTGTGGCACTTATCCATCCTGCTTCTGCCGGCCACGGGCTTAATCTTCAAAGTGGTGGTTCAACACTTGTCTGGTTCGGTATTACTTGGAGTCTGGAACTGTATCAGCAGACTGTTGCAAGGCTGTGGCGACAGGGACAGAAGCACACCGTTGTTATTCAGCACATCATCACGAAGAACACCATTGATGAAAATATCATGGCAGCTCTTGAGAAAAAAGAGCATACGCAAACCGCACTTATCGAAGCGGTCAAGGCGAATATATGAAAATGAGTGTAAAAAAGAGTAAAGACAGGACAATCATAGTCAATCCGAGTGGAATCTTTACTATTTCGGAGGTATTTACTATGACAGCAAAGGAATATTTACAGCAGGGCTATCGAATTGACCAGAGGATCAACAGCAAAATAGCACAGGTAACAACTCTTCGTGAACTTGCCACAAAAGCAACGGCTACCCTCAGTGATATGCCCGGAAATGCTACACCGAACACCCACCGCATGGAGGACATCATTGTCAAGATGATTGACCTTGAAAACGAGATCAATACAGACATTGACAGCCTTGTGGATCTGAAAGCCGAGATGGTGTCGGTGATAAAGGGTGTCAGAAATCCCGAACTTCAGACACTTCTTGAACTGCGTTATCTGTGTTTCAAGACCTGGGAGCAGATTGCCGTGGAAATGAACTACGGAATTGAAAATATTTACAGACTGCATCGTGAAGCTCTCAAAAAGATTACCATACCACATAAAACAATACAGTAAAATACAGTGTAATACAGTATGAAGTGTGCTATAATAGTACCGTGAAATAATAAATATGTCCCAAGCCGTGGAGCAGCAATTATATAATCTGCTCTGCGGCTTTTTCTATGCCCGAAAACAGGAGGTGTGTGTCGTGCCAAGAAAGCCAAAAAAGCCGTGCAATTATCCCGGCTGTCCGAAATTAACGGACGGCTTATACTGCGAGGAGCATAAAACAATAGTCAATCGGCAGTACGAAAAGTACGGAAGAAAATATAAACGGAGTGACCGTTACGGTTCTGCGTGGCAGAAGGTGCGAAAGCGTTATGTAAAGTTACACCCGTTCTGTGAGGAGTGCTTTGAAAAAGGAATACTCACTCCTGTCGAACACGTCCACCACATCAAACCGCTTGACGAAGGCGGCACGAATGACTTTGACAACCTCAAGAGCTTGTGTCAGTCATGTCATTCACGGATACACGCCCTCAGAGGTGACTACTGGCATAATTGATATAATGCACAATAAAAAGCCCCCAGGGGCGGTCAAAATCTACAAAAAATGTTCGTAAGAAGAACGGGCGCCCCTCTCGTGTGCAAAAATCGGAGTTCAAACAGGGTATAGCCCCCGGCTCTGCCGGAATAGAAAAAACTGCATAGCAAAGCCGTTTTTCGGAGTATGCTCAAAGTCAGCAAATTCCGAAAAGCGGCTGTTTTTATGCAGAATAATAAAATTTGAAAGGAGGAATTGCCGATGGCAAAGGACGGCACTTCAAGAGGCGGTGCAAGACCGAGAAGCGGTCCCAAGCCCTCCAATCAAAGCGATATTGAAACGGGAATGATGGGTGTATTTGATTTTCCGGAACCCGATGACCTGTCGGCGGAGTTTGTGCCGCCGATAGATGATTTTCTGCTCGAAACACAGAAAGATGGTTCAAAGCTGGAAGCGGACAAGGTTTTCACTTCAACATATCTCTGGCTGAAATCAAGAGGGTGTGAAAACCTCGTGCCGAAACAGCTGATAAACGAATATGCTATGTCGGTAGCCCGTTGGATACAGGCTGAACGGTATGTGTCTAAGTATGGTGCTCTGGCAATGCATCCGACTGTCAAGAGTCCTATTACTTCACCCTATGTTACGATGAGTCAGAATTATATCAAGCAGATCACCAACACCTGGTATCAGATTTACACTATCGTCAAGGACAGCGGAAATGATATGACTGGCGGCGGTGATACCGATGACCCGATGGAAAAACTGCTGCGTGCGAGGGAGGTAAAGTGATGCGGCGAAAGAATGATCTGTCGGAGTTTATGGAAACTCTGAAAGCAAACAAACACAATCTGACAAGCTGCCAGTATCAGAAACTGAAAACGCAGGCACTTGCCGGAAACTACATTGATGCCCGTAAGGGACTGAAAAAGTTCCTGAAACGGAAATTCGGATAGAAGGTAAAAATTTATGTACGAAAAGGTGAATCCCCAGCACCCCGACAAGACAGCAGACAGAATTGCGGGAGCATTTGTCGACCTTGCTTACACGAAAGAAAAGAATCCAAGAGTAGCGGTTGAAGTGCTGCTCGGACACGGTGTATGCTATATTATGGCAGAAACATCTGTGCATTTCACCAGCAGCGAAGTGGTACGCATTGTCAGACGTATCGCACCTGAACTGACGGTTGACTATCTCGAAGTTAAGCAGGACGGTATCCTTGCAAAGAATCAGCTTGATAAAATCCGCTGCGGCGACAACGGCATTTTCCGTGGTGTGCCCGTGACGGAGGAACAGAAACGACTGACGGAAATGGCAAAGCTGTTGTATCTTGCCTACGGCAAAGACGGAAAGTATATCCTTGACGGGGACAAGTTCATCATCTGTCAGAGCAACGCTGATACATCCACGCTCCGTGAGATGTTCCCGAATGCCGAAATCAATCCCCTTGGTGATTGGACAGGCGGCAGTGATGTTGACTGTGGTGCAACCAACCGCAAACTTGGCAGTGATATGGGCGACAGTGTTACGGGTGGCGGTCTTTGGGGCAAGGACCTCTCCAAAGCCGATGTCAGCGTGAACATTTATGCTTTCCTCAAGGCACAGGAAACGGGCAGACCTGTTGAGATAAGCTGTGCCATCGGTGATGAAGTGGTTGACGGCAAGCCCTACTCCGACATCGTGGAAATAGCAAGGAAATACATTCATGACATCGGCGGCTTTGAGAAGTTTGCGGAATGGGGGCTTATCAGATGATTACGACTACACAGATGCAGCTTGTTGACATCAACAAACTTGTTCCCTATGTGAACAACGCCCGGACGCACTCGCCGGAGCAGATAACGAAATTACGCTCATCGCTCAGAGAATTCGGCTTTGTCAACCCCGTGCTTATCGACCGTGAGTACAATGTCCTCGCCGGACACGGCAGAATTGCCGCAGCAAAGGAAGAAGGCATCAAGGAAGTGCCGTGTGTATTCGTGGAGCATTTATCCGAAGCACAGAAGAAAGCGTATATCCTCGCCGACAACAGGATGTCGCTCGATGCCGGATGGGACAATGAACTTCTGAAAGTAGAAATGGCATCCTTACAGGAAATGGGCTTTGATGTTGGTATGACAGGTTTCGATGAAATGGAGATTGCTGACTTGTTTGAAACCGATACCGAAGGCGAAGAAGATAACTTCGATGTAGATGCAGAGCTTGAAAAGCCGTGTTTCTCCAAAACGGGAGATGTATGGCATATCGGCAGACACACTGTTATCTGCGGTGACAGTACAGACCCCGAAACGTACAAACGGCTGCTTGGTGATACGAAGGTCAATCTGGTTTGCACCGATGCCCCATATTTTGTTAATCTTCAGAACAAGTCCGGTACGATAGCCAACGATAACCTTGATGACAAAGCGGCTTATGAGTTCCTGATGAAAGCCTTTACAAACTTCAAAAACGCTATGGCAAAGGATGCGTCAATCTATGAATTCTATGCCACCATGAAAACCCGTGTGTTTTACGATGCCTTTGAAGATGCAGGATTCAAGGTCGGTGCAGGGCTGATCTGGAAAAAACCGAGAGCACCTTTTATGCGTACCGACTGGAAATTCAACATGGAGCCTATCATCTGGGGTTGGCGAAAGGACGGCAAGCATATCTGGTACGGTGACCAAAAGCAGACCGCCGTGTTTGAGTTTGACGGTATTAAGGATTCCGAAAAAGAGGGGTTCTCGCATCCGTCAAGCAAGCCTGTGCCGCTTATCGTGTACCTTATCAAACAGTGTACGCAGACAAACGGTCTTGTACTTGACGGTTTTCTCGGTTCAGCTACAACGCTTATTGCCTGTGAGCAAATTGACCGCATCTGCTACGGCATAGAACTTGAACCGAAGTTTGTAGATGTTGCGGTGGTCAGATATTTGCAGTACAAAAACAATGATTCATCGGATGTGTATGTTATCCGTGACGGAGAGAAACTTATGTACTCCGATCTTGTTAAGGAGGTCGAGGTGGATGAGTAATGAACAATGGAAAACCATACAAGGATATGAAGGGCTGTACAGCGTGAGTAATCGGGGGCGTGTCTACAGCTACAGAAGTAAGCGTTGTCTGAAACCCGCTCACACAAAAGCAGGCTATCACTGCGTTCATCTTGCAGATAAAGGCAAGGTATCAGTAATGTTTATTCATAGATTAGTTGCCCTTGCTTTTATTCCGAATCCACAGGATAAGCCGACAGTAAATCACATAAACGAAATTAAAACTGACAATAGAGTAGAAAATCTCGAATGGGCAACAAATCATGAGCAAAATATCCACGGTACCCGGATTGCAAGAGTAAGAGCACATACAGATTATAAATCGAGAGGAATTGACTATTCTGTTGTTGCCGCAAAACACGATTACAAAAACATAAATAAAAAGCAAAGAAAGCCTGTCCTGCAATTAAGTATGGATGGGCTTTTACTTGCCCATTTTGATAGTTTGGCAGATGCGGCACGTTCTTTGGGGATAAAGCCGAGTCACATTTGCTGTTGTCTGAAAGGAAGGAGAAAAAGATGTGCTGGATACCAATATGCATAAACCAATGACACTCCTATCCTTGTTCGATGGAAGTGGCGGCTTTTGTCTTGGTGCGCTTTTAGCCGGAATAAAGCCTGTTGGCGCATCCGAAATTGAGCCTTTCCCCATTCGTGTCACGGAAAAGCGTCTGCCGGAAGTAAAGCATTACGGTGATGTAAATAAGCTGAACGGTGCTGACCTGCCGCCTGTTGATATTATCACAGGCGGGTTTCCATGCACTGACGTGTCAATCGCCGGGAAAAGAGAAGGTCTGTATGCACAAAGAACAGGGTTGTTCTTTCAGTTTGTGAGAATTGTAAAAGAAATGAGGTGTAAAAGCAATGGCAAATATCCCAGATACCTTGTCGCAGAAAATGTTACAGGGCTGTTCAGTTCAGCAAAAGGAGAAGATTT